AGAATTTATATTATCTCTGGTGTTATTACGATAATTTTCTCTAATTATTTTTCGCTCGTCGGGAGTTGTATATGCTCTATTTACATTCAAGCATAATATGTCCGAATTATGTTTACGAATATATTCATCTTCTTTAATACATAATTCTTGTTTTGTTTTGCATGGATACATTTCAACTAATTCAATTTTAACATGATCCCATCCAATCGAGTTTATATGATTATAGACCTTTGAAGTTTCTTTTTTTGAATTAGTTTTATGTTTTGATATTCTATTTTTTAGGTCTGCAGTAGTAGATCCATAATAATAGTGTCCGTCATCACATATAAGTTTATATATTTTAGATTCTTCGTACTTCATTTATATTAACACTCTTTCTTTATTTAAACCATTTAATGACAACAATTATATCTATATTGGACTATCGGTAATACGCATCCCGCAGTACGAAACGGGCGAGTGTGCATAATTTGTAGCTTGGTATATTCCACATGCTACGGCGTCTTGAAGAATTCTCTTAAAATTAGTCCAAAATTCAGGAGTATGACCTATTGACGTACACATAAGATGAGCCATTTCATGGAGGACTACAAACATAACAGTATTCACATCAACTAACTTATGTGGTGGAGCTTTATCTCGCAGACACACTACGATTTTCTCGCCCTTGTTTTCTGAGTATGATGTTGAGTCAGCATCTAAATCGTTCTCGCACATATTGTTGGGATTGAACCGCTGTATGAGAACTTTTACTCGTGGATCGGCAGCACTCGCCGGATCATCACGATATTTTCGGATAAGTGTTTCTAGATTTTTTTGTATAATGATCATGCGATCACATGCATCTTGTTTGTCCGGTAAATCCTGAACACGACATACTTTTCCATCTGTGTTCGTGATTTGAGTTAGATTTTTTATGCCACGAGTCGAAGCGATTGCTAGTGCAACTCCAGCGCCCAAAACAGCAGCAGGCCACATTATTACTTAAGTAGGTTGATTTTAGGCATCGAGGCCACGCTTGAAGGGATTTGCCTCAATTGTTGTGTTGAGGAAAGGACCGACCTTCGTCTGAGGGTTGGGCTGCTCTGAGCGGACATCCCATGAGGCATTTCGGTTCGTCTGCGTGACACCCGCAACCGCCGTGTTGGTGTGGTAGCCAGCATCTAGGAAGTTCTGTCCCTTTAGGTCACCCATTGAGGCAGGGTTTACTGCGGCCCAGCTGGCTCCGAGCTCACCCTTTGGTAGTAGTTCCGCCGCGCTTAGAGTGGTATCGGAGTAGGTTGACTGGGACGCTGGGTGACGGCCCTGGAGCTCCTCCGTGGGCTGAGCATTTCCACCCTTATCATGAATAGGCTGACCATGGGGGCCTGAGTCAGAGAGAGGGCCCTGGACACCGAGTGAGCCGGCGAGCTGCTCCATACCCTCACCGAGAGTTGCCTTGGCTGAGGAATAATTGCTAATTAGCCAGGCAACGGCGACGAAGCCTCCGAGTGCTAGAAGTAGGCGCGTCGTCTGAGACTTCATCTTTCTTTGATATGAAGAAGCTAAAAAATAATTCGTTTGATTAATTCGGCGCTTTGTGTATATGAAGAATAAGTGATATGAAAAAGCACCCCTTGTCCGATCCTCTGTCATTTCTATCTTCGCCTGAGTTCCAATCGTATTTCGAAAAAAACATTCTTCAACCTATTTTATCCAAGGTATTTCACTATTTGTATCCCTACATAGTGGCATTTACACTAATTTGGGCCATCATGTTCCTTTCAATAATCATAATCCTCATCATTCTCCTGCGAGCTCGGTTCTGAATCTCCAGTGAACTCAATATAGTAATCAACAGCATTATGCTGAAATCTCAAATTGGGTATCCACTGAACTTTCTCCGGTAGAAAGAAGCTTATGTTAATTCCATGTTTTGATGATACATCCACACTCCACTCATATGTGTCTGAATTGGAATAATCATTGGTCAAATGTGAGCTAAAATGTCTTGAAGTTAGGTAGAAAATGTACATTCCAATTGTTAGACCATCTTCCATATAATTAATCAGATCATCTGCAGGTTGTTCTAGAAACTCCTCATCAACAATTTCTACACCATCTCGTTCTTGATAAATCGAACCCCGAATTATACCAGAATACCCAACTGGAATAATTTTAGATGGATGGTGTTTGCCACTATGAACAGATATATACGCTTGAGTAAGTTCCTCTTTAGTCTTTGCACCGTACATCCTTCTTGAGAAGATCTGTATTTTGATTACTTAAATCCATTTTGATTGGATAGAGCAATTCCATAAGTTCTGACCGCTTTAAGTTCCAAATATTAGGAAGATTTTTAGCCTGAGCCTCTTTTCTGAGCTCATGGATCGTCTTCTTCTCAATAATGAATGATTCGGGAAGCTTGTCCATCAATAGCAACTCAATAAGTTTTGCACGAGGAATAATGTAATACTTTTTAATTTTAGGTCTTCGGTCACGAGCAATCTGCTTGAGGTCAGCAAGAGACATACTATGGTAATCCATTGTTGCGTCTAACAAATCTGAATTAGTTAAATCCGTTTTGGTAATATAATGGAGACTGCAGTTATTGCGATAGCTACAGTTGTATCTGTATGTGCGAGCTTATATTTGTTTGCGCTTTCTCAGGTAAGTTTTCTAAAGAAGAACTGGCCTAAGTATCGCTGTCATCCGCTATATATGCCTATGGCGGGAATGGTTGGACAAGATGTGGCTGCTAACTTTACGAAGTGCACCATGAAAGGATTCCAGGATTATGCCGGATTCGTGATGGATCCCATAATGTCCCAGTTCTCTCTATTCAATTCAGTGATTGGCGATATCTCGGGAGCTATGAATGATATGCGTGGAATGATGGCCGATACCCGTAGCGGATTTTTAGGTATTGTTGGAACCGTGTTTGGTAAAATTGAAAATCTGATGTCTCAGTTTCAGCACATAATTATTCGTATGCGCACACTTATGGCTCGTATAGTAGGTATCATGATGTCTTTTATGTACATCTTTTATGGAGGAATGCAGACTGGCGAGTCGGTTGTTGCCGGACCTATCGGAAAAACAATGTCTGTTCTGTGCTTTGATGAGAATACTCTAATCAACAATAATTCAGGAACAATGGTTTATATGAAAGACCTCAAACTTGGAGATATTTTACATAATAATGCTATAACATCAGTTTACCGTATCGATGGTAAAGATGTTTCAATGTTCTTATTAGGAGATACAAAGGTCTCTGGAGGACATGCAGTTTGGTATGGAGGTAAATATATTCGAGTTTCTCAACATCCCGATGCGATACCTACAACAGAAAGTGTAAATCTAGTATGTATCAATACGGAAAAGAAGTCATTCGTAATTGGGCAGCACGAGTTTATGGATTTTACAGAGACAGGTGAAGTTACTGGTGTTCCTGGAACAACTTTAGTTTCACTTAAGACAGCAGATATTCCGATATATGATGTTCTTGTCGGAGATGTTCTTTCAGACAATGATACCGTTATTGGGGTTGTGAAGCATCGTGTCAATCGCAATGTAGTATACAATCTAATTACAGACAAGTCGATTATGACAAATAAGATAGAAATATTGAATTAAAACAGTGCTAATAAATAGGGATGATTATAGTCATTATAGCAACACTGTCTGCTATTTTACTTATGGGAATAGTACATGCATCAAGTTCGATAGAAAAAATTAAGCTCCACTGGAATGAGTACCGATGCAATCCATTGTATATGCCATTTGCCGGAATGATACGGCCGGATGTAGATACTGCTGAAAACTTTACTTACTGTTCAAATGCTATGGCTGGAAACTTCTTTGGGTATATTATCGATGGGATTAATCAGCTGTTTTCCACGACTGCCGGATCATTGGGTGCTCTAGCAGATCCTCTAACTGCAATGCGGGATATGATTTCAAAAATGCGCATGTTTATGCTGGGCTTTGCATCTTCAACTTTCTCTAAAGCCGCAAGCTCTACAAGTGTCTTTGTTCACTACTTAATCAAGATTCGCGATGTTCTCAAACGCTTTGTAGGTGAAGGGTATATTGGTGCCTTTTTAGTGAATGCCATCGTAGATTTTATTTGGTCGTTCGTTACTTTATTCATAAGTATACTCAAAACTTTCGTGTTTGCTCTCTTAGCTATTTCAATAATTCTTGCACTATTTCAGCCTGAACTTCTTGTAGTGGCTATAGTTCTGGCATCAATGATTGCAGCCTCGGGTTTTTAACTCTTTATTCATAATAAAGATGAATAAGACGAACCTTGTTCTTGCGTTTCTAGTCGCTGCCGTCCTAGCTGGACTATTTGTCCGTTTTAATCTATTTGGAGCCGCTCAGGAGAACTTCATGCAGCAGCCTGTAGGTATGCCCCTAAATGCTGGTGGTATTGGCCCATATGATCAGGTCAATGTGGGAGGTGGCGTTTCTGGCTGGGCTGCAAACGAGCCGGCAACGAATCTAAAGGGAACTTCTCCTCTACCAGCAGCGGCAGCTAAGGATAATGAACTCATGTTCCTCGTTGATAACAAAGTTGATTCGGACTGCTGCCCATCCGCGTTCTCTACGGATACAGGGTGTGTATGCTTATCCGATCAGCAGAAGAACCTAATGGCGTCACGCGGCGGAAACCGCGCGTAAAGGTTTTAAAGAATTAGAAAGATATAAGTGTAAATGGAAGCATTTG